TGTGGTTGAAAGCATAAGCGCACACTAAGCGGACAACGTATTTGCAAAATTGCCAAACGCACTTTGAGTATACACGCGAGTAGAACTCATTCGTACTCAAAGCAAGAACACAGCGTCGAAGCTGCTGCACGAGATCAACACTCGTCCGAGGAGAAAGTTGTAGGCTTGACCTGAAGCTCCTCGTCTTTGCTGTGGTAAGGGCAAGGTTTGCGCAGCAGCGTAAAGCGAACGCATAAGACCCAGTTAGTCTCGCTATCCACTGGCGTAATTGGGCAGTGTGTCGCATACCCAAGAAGACACGGATATACCTGTGCATCCACTATCCCTGTCAGACTTGGAAGTGAGTAGCAGTGACAGCGCAGAACTGGCTACTCAAGCAGTGGAAGACAGAGCACCCGCTACTGAAGGCCAAGAGTTTCCGGCAGTTGAGGGGAGAATCGAGGCGAGAAGGCCCACAAACGACAACATACAGTCAAGAATTATAAAGATGTTTGTGAAGGCATTCCTCCTCGGTGTAGCGGGTGCGATGATTGCGCTCGTGCTGATGCACGTTGTCGTCAATGGCGGCAGCATGCATGATCTGCCGGAGGTCAGAACGACCTCCAGTGCACCCGCCACTACTGATCAGGCTCCAGTGCCAGATCCAGTCGCAGCTGTGTCTCATAGCGAGACAGAACTGGAGAAGGTGGGCGGAGCGGGTCGAGTACGACGCCACCTGGAAGCAGGTGGGGCGTACCGCGCGCCTGACGCGCGCAAAGAAGAAGGCGGTACACGCAGTAGTGGGGCATGTACCGCAGATACTGCACGTGACACGACTCACGGCAAGACTTGCGAAACCGGTAGTTTAGAAACGATACTACCCAATGCACGCAAGGAGAAAGTGTCACGTGCGAGAAACAGCACGGAAGAAATAGAAAAGGTAATGCTCGAGTTAAAGAAACGCATTCAAGAGTGTGAGAAGGAGCCAAGATTGTCCTTCGCACGATGGGGTTGCGTACATGAGGTGATGGTGGAAGCCGATCACTACGACCTGGTCATGATGCTAGGTAGCATTGTAAGTAGACAGGTAAGGGTAGATGATAGGCAAGAGGGTGAAGGTGAAAGAAGCTGGCAGTTCATGGAAATCGATAATCTGTACGTCTTTGTATACAACATAGCAAGGGCACTGATTATATTGTGCACGTTCGGATATATGTCATTCGAATGGGGCGAAATGCTAGTTGAAGGCACCCACTATCCACCAATGATAATACTTGCGACAGTAATTAGCACTTCGTACAGTGCTACGAGAATGGCAGATGCGATTGCCACTGTCGTAGGTATTACACTGTTGACAGTAGTTGTCACAGTGAGGATGTACGTACCCATGGAGGATGATCCCGCAAAGCTGCTCATGTGGTTGGGTAAGCAGATAGCAGCAAAGGGGGTCCGGCTCATGATAACACTCGTTATTCCCCACAGGACAGGGCTAACCGTACTGGCTATGGTCATCAGAAATTTCAATCTATATAACAAGCTAGTACAGGTAGATCTCGTAGAAATGGCAGGTGCAGATTACACAATCGTAGTTGCGATACAAGTAATTGCGAAGATTGCACTGCATATGTCACAGACTGCTCCGTACGCACAGCCAATTGCAAACGGAGGTGTGGGAATAGTTATGATGGTACTTAAAGTGGTTTCACCATGGTTCGTAGCTGTGTTGATCTGTATATACGAAGCAATAAAGGCATGTACAGACGTGAACTCAGCTACATATGTAATTAGATCTCTGAACGAGATAGTGAGAGTGGCAGGGTTTACTGAAATAGCAAGCATAGTAAGCCCAAAAGCGCCAGTATCATTCGATATGCAAGTAATTTTATTTGCAACGATGATAATAGTAATTTCACAATGGCGTGTCGGAACGAGCTGTATCGCGGGATTAATGTTTCCTGCATCAAGAGCGACGACAAGGCCGAGTGCGTTCAGGAGGTTTATACTCGATAAAGTTCTATTGCCAGGGCTTAAAGACACGTATTGGTTATGTGCAAGCTCGACTGCTGGCAAAACGAGCTTTGCGAGTGAGAAACACTCAGGTGAAGTTGCAGTAATGGACCCTGATAATGCCACAACGCCTCAGGTTAGGCTGGAATTGCTCCAGATCAGGCCGAGAGACGAGGAGGCGTACTACAAGACGTGGCACAGACATTTGAAGACATACACAAATGTCTGGATGCAACAATTTCGTGGTGCGAGGATCAGGGTCTTGCAGTACCATTCCATAGAGGATGCGTTGGCCTGTGGAATGCACCCTGCTAAGATGCTTGGCGCTATTCCAGCACCAATTGCACACATAAGAGAGGTTGTAAGGAGGAGAGGAACGGGCGTTGCGGGAATGCATGCAGCTCACAAGGACAATGAAAAGTTGTCGAAACAGGTGAAAGTGAGCTATGCAACGATCAATAAGTTCATAGAGCCTGAATACAAGGTGTCAGGCCTTGAACCAATTGTGGTACGCGGAAGGACGTTGTATCCACTTGAAAGGAAGAGACAGACTGCTGTCGAGGGATACTCAAAAGTGGTATACAAAATGGAAGTGTCCGCGCCCGAAACTGATATGCCTAATGCCTCGTGTGTGCAGAGAGGTGGAGTGTGGTATGCCCCGAATACAGAATACGATCACACATATCCCACACTCAGCGCAAGATCGCAGCAAGCGCAGGCACCTGCGGGCATTCACCTGTCAGTGGGCGAAAGCGACGAAGCTGTGGCACAAAGAGAAGTGCCAGTCGCTAATGCCACTGCGCCGCAGGCACCCCTCGCACCAGCGGCGCCACCCAGAGTTGATATGGGTACGAAAGCAATGACCTTGGAGCAGATAAGGGAAGAAAGGGCGATCGGAAACCCTAAGCTGGCATGCCAGCTGACCCTTGCGAACATACCGAGCGGTACTACAGTTGACGATATGGAGCCTGTAATATCGCGTGCTGGGCCAGTGATTACGAGAAGAAAGCGTGGCGGGAAGTGCCACGTAATGTACCACAGTAGCACATCTGTGGAGAAAGCACTGGCTGAAGGTATGTCTGTCCGAGGCGTACCCTTAACGCTATCGAGACCGCAAACGGATTTATTCCCAAGTATAGCGCTTGACGGTGTCGATGGCGCAACGAGCGGTGGACAGGGAAACTAGCGCAGCACACGGTAGGAGGTATGGCGGCCTACGTGTGCATAGGCGAAGATGAAAAGACCATAAATAAAAGTTTACCCAAAAGGGGTTGGGAGATAGACGCACAGTCATGCACAGATGGAATACATTGTGGAGAAGAGAGTGCGTCTAGCAAAACGGGAGAAAATAACGTCCCTATGAACAGACTGAGCGGTGAAGCAGATAGTGTGATGTTTAGTAACGGACAACAAGTTAAGAGAAGTAAAGACGGTATTGGCGCCTACCGCAGCGTGGAAGAAGTTAACCAACACGCTGAAGGAAAGAAATCCAGAACTTGGAGGAAGTTACTGAGTTGGTTACCTAACAGTGTGCCGATAATGGCATTCAACAGGAGTGCACGTATGGACCCGGCAACAGTTAGGTACCTGACGATACAGGAAGACATTCCTAATGAATACATCCCACAAGAATATCCGTGCAAGGGTAAGAGGAATAAAGTCCCATACCCATACGGTGCGAACATAGCATTGCCGCAAAGGAATGATGCATTTCTACAATTCTTATACGAAAAGTACCCTCACATGTACACGGAAGTAGTAAAGTGTTGGTACCCTCCCGTCACACCTGCATTAATACTCGAACAGGCAAGGAAGTATGACCAGCCAGAAATACTTCCATCTGATAGAGTCGCAGATGAAGTGGTGACAAGCTGGTGGAGGGAGACGTTTATGCCAGACGTACCAATACGCCCGGCTACGCGTGAGGAAATAAGAATTGTACGCGATTCCGCAGCAGGCTTCCCATCTTGCCTCTTTTATAGCAATCGCGGCGAAGCGTATGACGCATTTAAAACGGTGATGTACTCCTACGCACGTAAATGGATAAACGGAGTACAAGAAGCATACTGGTGCGCATACGGGCGCGGGTCTGTACTCGAAAGAGAAGGAGAAACAAAGAACAGGCTCGTCGCATGCCCCGATACAACCTTCCATGCGTTAGCACAAACTTTTATGCAACCTCTTAATGACTATTTGTCATACTTCAAGCGTGGCTTCTCTGCAGTTGGAAGCTCGATATACTATAACGGATTGTCGGCAACGTACAATTATCTGTTGCCAAGGCAGTCTGAGAACCACCTACCCGGACGGTGCTACTTTTCACTTGACGTTTCCAGGTGGGATGGATCTTTTCCAGCCTTTCTAATGGATAAAGTTCGTGACTTGCGGGCAGACTCCATGACGTTTACCTCTGGTCCGTTTACTAGAAACGAATGGAGGGAGTTAGTGAAGAACATGTACGAACACGTAAAATGCGGTTCATTGCTATTTCCCACTGGCCAGAGAATAAAGCGGGAAAGGGGAATGCCAAGCGGGTGGGCAGGCACGTCCCACGACAACTCTCTTGCGCACGTCTGGTTATTCTACTATTCGTTGTTGGTGGCACTTAGGCGCACAAGTGAAGGCCTTCCTGCATCGTTAAGGAGGATAAAAGACACAGACGTGAGGACGCTTTCGAACCAATTTCGCATAACAGTAATGGGCGATGACCTACTCGGTAGTTGCCCTGCGGATGCGAAAGAGTGGTTAGAAGCTGGTGCGGTAACCGACGTGTATAAGGAACTTGGATTCTTAATTAAAGCGGGATCCTTTGCTGTACACGAGGAACTGAGCCAGTTGAGATGGTGTAGTAGGTTTGGTAGACAGCTGCCAAATGGTAAGTGGGTAGTATACAGGCCACCTGTAGAAGCGCTCGCTCGTATAGCCTTCCCAAGATGGGAAGTCCCATTTGGTGAAGCAGGGTTGCCGTACACGCTCGCAGCGTGTATAGGTCATTATATAGAGAACGTACATAACGCAGTCGTACGAGAAGTACTAGAAGGGTTTGTAAAGGAATACATACCCAAAGGAACGATACCCGTATGGGGTGGTGAGCTGAGAAGGGTCTTTCACGACCTAAAAGGCGAGATTCCATCCCTAATGAAGTTTCCAACTAGGATGGAAGCACATAGGATACACACTCACGAACGAGTACAGTATCCAGAAAGCGTTCCTTGCGTTGCGTGAGTCGACCGCGTAGTACGTGGCAATAGGAAAGATAGTGCGACATAATTTGTAGGTTGTAAGAAAGGGATAAGAGGATGAAAGAAGAAAGAGGAAGGAAGGAAAGAAGTACAAGGGAAAGGTGCAATAGGAACGGGAAGGACAACCGTAATGAACTCCACCTCCTGGGGTCCGAATGTGTGATACATGTGAGGGTCTAGAAAACCGG